TTTTAAACTGATAATGCCATCTTTAACTGAATTGGATATTTTATACCAACTATTCATGGCTTCACTGTATGATCCTTCCATTCTGGTCGCCTCGCCAATGATAGCGTTATACATGGCTTGTATTTTTTGGGCATAGGTTAATTCGCTTGTCTTTATGCCCAGCTGATCAGCTGCTTCTTTATAAACTTTTACCAAATTCATCTCAATTCCATATTCACTCAATAATTCCGGCCGGAGTTTAACTACGGCCTGCATCATTGCCTTGATTGCCTGATTTGAATTTTTATTTGAAGCGGCCGCTACATCCCGACCTCTAGCAACAATTTCCAAAGCCTGCTTTTCTGACATATTAGTCATGATTGCAGTTTTGGTTAATTCAATTGAAGTGAGCATGTCTTTGTTTTCTTCACGAATACTTTTGACCAAACCATCAATCTGCTTTTTACTCCAATTGTTGTTCTCTCCCAGCTTATAAATTACCGCCTTACTCTGTCCCAGCTGTCCAGTCAAACTAATGCTTTCCTTTACTAAACTGCCAATCCCGCTGGCTACTTTACTGATTGTCCCGGCAATTGCGTTATAGGCTAAATTACCGACTGCTACTGCTTTGGCCATAGAACCAAAAGAACTGGATGTTGTTTTAACATCCTGAGACATACCGTTTAATGCATTGCTCACTTTTTTCATTTCCGAGCTGGCATTATCGACTGCTTTTAGTATAATTTGTAGTTCTTTGTTGCTTGCCATTTTGTTTTTTGTTGCGTTCAATTATAAAAATCAATAATTCATTAATGAACTCCCAGCGCTGATTTAGGAACTCATCCTCTGTCCAGCCCATTTCAACACAAATAAATGCTTTGATGCCTTTAAAACTCAAATGACCAAATCTGACAAATTTGGCTATTTCGTATTTTGAGTTTTGGCTTTGGCTAAAAAATCTTTTACAAAACTTAAATTCTCCTGAATAAACTTAATATCTTCAATTCCAAACAAATTCACGTTCTCAATCGTTATTGGCATTTTCTGATCATTTTCATCGGTTGCATCCCAATCTTCAATCACTCTTGTAAATAAAACCAGTATTTGCCTGATCTCGCTCTCTTCTTTTTCTACTGCCTCAATATCACTGGCCAATACTCCGTCTCTGATTTTGATAGTTATTCCGCATTTAGGCAGTTTTATGTTTTTAACCTCCCTTGTATCTTTTAATATCGGCATATGTTTAATAGCTTGCGACAAGGTTGGTTAATGTAGCTTCAATGCTTTTTGAATCACTAGCTGAATAAAAAGCCTTGAAATTAGCCGTCACCTTGGCAATTTCGTTATTATCACCGCTGATTAACGGTTCTCTTAATTTTATCTTTGCTAAATCAATAACTAGCTTTGGATTACTGCTTGCCCCGATCGTAATGTCACCATTAATAATCTCTAGCCTCATAGCTTTCTGGTTTCCGTTTAAAGCATAATCCATTAAAACCGTATCTTTAAAATTCATCTCAATAGAACCTTCAATAGTCAACTGTTTATTTAAAAAGTCAGCCGGTTCAATACTTCCTAATTTGTCATCATCCTCAATATTCTTATTAATGTTCAATTCTACTCTTTTAACATCAACTGCGCTTGCACCAGCTAACCCAGCCATATCATCGGCTAATTTAAGGTTGATATGCTGTCCCAAAAAGTAATTCTCCGTAATATAGCCGGGCGAATTAGATTCTGCTACTCCAGCCTTACCTCTCAAAGCCATCTCAAATTTTAAATACTGATTTACCGCCGCTTCCAATTTAAAAGTTTCAATAACTGAATTAGGATAAGCCTTTTGTTCATTATCACCCCTTTTGACCTCTACTGTGAGCGTTGGGTGCTTGGCTGACTGTAAAACTGCAAAAGTATGCTCATATACACCCAGATCCGCGGTTTCCACGCTTCCGACCTGACCGAGCGTGGCCAAGAGAATAAGTCCAAAACTTTCATCAAAAACCTCTCCGGCAATTGTTCCACCGCTCATCTTTTTGCTTATTTCCTGATCCTCACTATCTTCAATTACTCCCACGGCTCGTTCACTAACCGCTACCTCAACTTTGTCGTTAATATCTTCAGATAGTGGCTTTAACCAATAGCTTGGTGCCACTTTAACCCCTCGGCTGGTTTCTTTACCAATGCCGATATTAAATTTGCGTTTTATTAATTCCGTCATATTGTTGTATTTCAAAACATGCCTAAGAACAAGAACGGCATGTTCTGCTTATTTAATTTATTAGCTCTTTTAATTTTTTATCCGCCTCCTTTTTGCTTTTTGCTTTGACGGTGATATTGTGTTCCGGATAATTAAATTCTTTCTCTTTTTCTTTTTTGCTTTCCCGATTTCCTGAAACATCTTCTTTTTCCTTGTCCGGCTTAATTGATTTGTCCTCGATTTGAGATTTTTTGACTGCCATATTTTTGTTGATTAAATTATTATGTTATTTGAATTAATTTTTTACAGATTATCTCCATTTCCAATACGCGCATTAACAACTCTCTGTCTTCCCAAATAAACGAACTTGAAACCAAAACATCATCACAAATTCCGCCCAATGTATCATCATTGTCAAAAGCATCGTCTATCTGGTCGCTTAAGTTATTTAACAAATTTTCTCCAGCATCCTGTCCTCTTGATTCTTCGTTTACCTCCTGAATAACCTGTACTTTAAATTTATAGTGTTTCAAAATCGTTTTAACACTCATCCGTTCCTTTTCATTTTCCGTGCCTAAAATAACCGCTACCGGGTACTCGTTGAATTCGCCTTTGTTGTATTTATAAACCTTGGCTATATCATCTATAGAATCGAGTTTATTATAAATTGCGTCTAAAATTTGACTCCTCATATACTTTTGATTATTTTCTCTAATACACTGACAAATATTCTTCTTACCCTATACTCTGCTTTTTGAATTGTTCGGTCTACAAAAGGATTGGCTTTTGTACCTTTCCGCATTATGCTTTTTTGCAGGGCGTATGGATTTATGCCTTTTTTAATTGCCCAAATGCGAAGCGGTGCTCTTTTATTTTTAACAGAAACATAGTGCGGTTTTGTTCCCTCATGAACAGCAACAGCATATCCTTTTTTTGGAACAATAATCACACTGCCCTTTTTTAGTCTAATGCCAATACTTTGCCTTAAATGAGCTGTTACTCCGACTGGTGCCTCTTTTTTCTCTTGGCCAGCAATTACCTTGCCTGAATCTAAAAGTCCTTTTTGTATCTCACGATTAGCAACCACAGGATACATCCTGAAAACTTCCCTGATCTCGTTTATATTTTCAATCTTTATTTCAAATGCCATACTAATTATTTGTTTTATAAATTATCGCTTCAATCCGGGTTAATGTTCCTCTTTCTAATTTCCTGATAGCTTTGACAATATACGTCTCTCCTTCGCATTCCAGCTTATCGGTTTCCTTAACATCCGAATGTTCTTCTGTGTACAACTTAAGCATCCCAGCCGGATTGCCGTCACTCAAAAGCGTATCCTCGGCCTTGATTGACATAATCGATCCTCTAATCTCACCCACTGGTTCATAGCTTTCTTTTTTATTGTCCGGAGTGCTGACAAGCCGGGAAACTAATAATCTTTTATTAAACGCAAATCTCATATTGAATACATTTTATAGCGGGAAAGAATAGAGGCAATATCAGGCGATAAATGATCTTCCCAGGAAATACCGGCATCACCCAGATTTTCAGTTTTAATACCATCGCTTTTGCGCTGATTCCATAATTTGCCGACTAACTTTATAATCGCCAACTTTAAACTGTCTGGGATGTTCTGATCCGTAAAACCGGCTTTATAACTAATCTTATAATTCAGCTCTCCACTCCTGACATTATCCAATTTCACAATCCCCTGATCTTTGTAAAAAACATAATCACTGTCTGACACTGCCACCCAGCTTCCGTCACTGTCATATTCCACGGTCAAATCTTTTAAATTCAGATTGTTGGCCAGATAAATATTGTCATCTATTTCATCCCCGTCAAAATATTCCTCAACCGAATCCTCTTTGATTTTGTTATTGAGCATGACCTCAATCCAGCTGACAGCGCTGGATATAAGCATTTCAATAACACTGTCATAATCGCTCACGGTTAAGCCAATGTAACTTTTAAAATCTTCTGCAGTAATCATAATTTGTAAAATCTTAATTCCTGATCCCATGTTTAAGGATCAGGTGTTAAAACTCTATGCTTTAGAACAAATTTTTGCCTCGATTAATTTCTTTGCCAATTCCGGCTCAACTCCAGCAATTTCGCCTTTCAAGTAGGGCGTGTGAGCCTTGTTAAATTTAACCCGGGTTAGATTCTTTTTTGGTGCTTTAGTCTCTTTGTCCTTTTTATCTTTGCCGGTTGCCCCATCCTGATTTTTTTTATCATCTGCCTTGTCATCAGCAGAGGAATTTTGATTGTTTTGATTGTTTCTGTTGAACATAAGATTTGATTTTTAATAATTATGTTAATTTATTATTTCCTCCCCGCCTGCGACCAATACAAGTGCAGGCGGAGAGTATAACAATAAACCACGCTTATTTTACTCCGGTTAGCTTTTTACCTGCTTCCGGCATAGTAAACACGCCATCAACAGCTTCTGCTACCACTACCTCTGTCTGCAGTTTACTGATAACCTTGTCGGTATCAATAAACATCTCTTCTCCGTCCTTAATCCAGTAGTACCATGGATCGAAAAACAAAATTTCTGTCTCATCCGTGCCTACCCCCAGATTGGCCGGAATATCAGCGCTTTCTAAAACCGGGCGGTTAAAGATGGTCTGATCCCGAACATCAAAGATCGGCATACCATTCTGATCAACCAATGCTCGAATTAATTTCATGCCAGCCCCGGATGTCATAAATACTGCGTTCTGGCGATACTGTTCTGGTAATTCGTAATACAGATTTACCAAGTCGTTATACTTGAAATCAACATCTGCCTGAGCGATTTCACCTAAGCCTGCACCTCTGACACCATTCGGCTTGCCTGATCCGTCACCGGCCACAAACGCTGTTTCTTCCGCATCCCTTAGTTTTCTCGAACTAAGCTCACCAATAAAATTGACGATATTGAATGCCGAAGTATTAAGCAGTTTGCGCGGGATCAAAACCCGGGCCGCCAAATAATAATCAGCCAGACTTTTCTTTTCAATCGTAGGGTTGCTTTGGGTAATACTGTCATTGTCATCCACCCAGTAAGCGGTTACGCCTGTGCCTTCGGTAGGCAACTGGAAATTGCCGGACAGCTTAAAGGAATAAGCCAGCTGGCGCATGCGGGAAATCTTGTCTTTCTTGGTCAGAATAAAATCTGCCAGTTCAGTCGGAATGGTATGGCCAAATGAGTTATTGCCGGTATCAATCGCTTTTTCCTCCAGCTTGCCAAAGCACACGTCTTTGATAAACTGAGCCGCTTTCTCAACCTTTTCCTCTTTGGATGGCTTCCTGATATCAGCCAAACCCTTCTGAGTTTCTTTAAGGATTTCCGCTTTCAAATCCCCGACAATCTCCTTAACCCCGTCAGCAATCAGCTGATTCAGTTCTGTCATGGTAATTTCCTTGACTTCCTGTTTGTTGTTTTTTTCTTTTGGGTCCATAAGATTATTTAGTTATTCTTAATACGTACTCGCAGGCTTTATCAGCCTGCTTGACTGCTTGCCTGATACGGAGAATCTTCATGATCTCCGTGGCAGGTTCGACCTTTACCCCCTTGTTTGTCAGGGACTTTAAATATTTTTTATATTTATAACTTATTTTTTTGCGTTCAATTTTTCCGCCTTTATAAAATATCTTTACCCTCATTTTTTTATAATCCACGTCAACATAACTAACTTGTCTGTCCTTCTTTTCTTTTTTATTATCTTTAACATTTATCAACTGCGTATCTGGATTAGCTCCGGCCAGTACCGGCGACCATTCATATAACCGGACTTTTTTAATAATCCGATTATCATTTTCATCCCACTCATAATCCAAAATTTTAAAACCAATACTGAACTCATCAATAATGCCAAACTTAATATCACTGAATGATTCCCGGCCTCTTTGTGTTTCCAGATTAAACTGCGCCCGGATAAAAAGTCCCTTATCGTCCTCTTCGCCCTTTAAGGTTTTAGCAATCGGCTCTTCCCAGTTATGCATCCAGACCCCCTTAGGTAATTTCTTGCGCAGGCTTTCCACAAAAGCGCCCCGCCTGATAATATCACCGACCAAGTCGACATTATCGAAAATCGACACATAGGCCTCAATTATGCCCTGATCCTTTTCTTCCTTTTGCTCAATTATTTTAATCTCTGCTTTTGCCCGTACTCTGATCATTTTATTCTCAATTTCACCGGGCTGTTTATTGTTTTCTTTTTTTATTGATTTTTTCATATGGTTGATTCGTTTAATAAATATTTATAATGGAGTAAAATCGCATTTGCAGTTAGGATGAGTCTGTCCCGGAATCTGTCCCTCGATATTTTTTATTGTCCACTTCTCCAGACTTTTTAAAATACAGATACTGCAGGCTCCGGGCGATAACAACCATTCGACATCAGTGTAACCATAATGCTCATATGTCTTCCGATGCGCTTCTACCACTCCCCGGGATGTTTCGGTTCTGGCAATCATATCTGCCCTTGAATCTTTAGCAAAATCAAATACCGCTTCTACCCTCTTGCTTAATTCGCCAATGTCCTCACCATTAGCTACTCCTTCTTTTAGGGTCTCCGCAAAGTTTTCTATGGTTGTATTATTTATAGTCTCTCCTGTTTCCTGACCCACCTTGGCAAGCCACTCTTTAATAAAATCCATGTCCACAATCATGTCTTCACCAACTAACTCGCTGGCTCCTCTGATTCCGGACATGACAGTTTCATACATTAATGGTGAAATCAGATCAATCGTAGCTTCCAGCTCTTGTGTTTTGTTTATACCGTAATCTTCTGCAACATCCTTTTTATAATTTTCATTTAGACTGTCTATAAATCTAATTTTTTGCTCCTCAAAAAATTCAATAAATTTGCTTTTCCATAATTTCTCCAACTGCACTTCCTCTTTCATGCGGGATTTATAAAACAACTCTCTTTGCTCATCACTGATGCTCTTGCTCTTATCTTTAACAACTTTTAAAACCACTCTTTTCTCGCCGTTCAAATTGCTGATAATTTTATCACTTGCCTTTTGGGCTATTTTATTAATTCTTAAATTACGATTCAGTATTCGTCTTTTAATCTGCTTTTGTGTTTTCAAGTTTATCTGCCCATTTCTCCTTGCCTTAATTTTTATAAACTGCTCTGACTTTTTCTCTCCACCAATTAACGGCATATTAGAAAGTGGCATATAAATATAATCTCCGCCGTTTACTGCCTCCAAGCCTTCCATTTCTCTGATCTCATTAGTGGTCATCCACTTGTTCCAGCTTTCAGTCTTCTTTTTTAAATCCATTTCCTGATCATCCCGAGCTAGTGGTTCAAATGAAAGCCAAAGATCTGTCCCGAACTTCGGCACTAAAAATTCATTCAACTGCTCAATCATTTCTGTGGCCAAGGGTTCTAATGTCCATTTATTAAACACATATTCGGCCGCAACCGCACTAGCTCGGTTAACATCTTCAAATACTCCCAGTACCGGCTTAGGTACACCGAATATGGAAAGAATCTCATCCCGGTTCATTTTCCGGCTTTCAATAAAATCCAAATCCTTGGGTGGTAAGCTAACCGGTTTATACTTCATCCCGGCCTCAAGAATCATGGGATTATATGCACTATCATAACCTTGATGCTGGCTTTTAAATTCCTTTTTGAGCCTCTTAATGGTTGCCTTATTAGCATTACCGGCCAGTTCCAGAAAACCGCTCGGCCGGGCATTATTTTTAAGCAAATTACTGTTTGACTGCAGGATATAATCGTCATTTTCCGCACTCATCCTGACTGCTTCAATTACGCCAATGCCTCTGTCCGGGTTCCTGGGGTTATAGTTTTTTAAAAATATCACTTCATCCGGTGAATAAGTTTTTTTAAATGTTCCGATCTGATAAACATAGCCCTGCAACTGTCCGCTTTTATCTTTCTGGACTTTGAAATATTCCGGCCGGGCAATGTAAATATTACTCGGGTATTTATCGCTCTCGTTAACTTTGGTCAACACCCAGGGACTAGCGCCAAGCAAATCCCGATAAATAACGCTAAGCTGAATAAAATTATACTTGGTCATTTCCGGATTCACCCGATAAAGCAGTTCTAACAATTCGTGTTCAATCAACTCTTCAACATCACCGTTCTTTTTAAGCCGGTACAGTTTAAACTCAATTTGCGCTAAACCCATGCTCCGCCTCGCTACACAGGCATAAACCCATGATTTATAAAAATCTAAAGCATCGGTCTTGGTAATCACGCTGGCCATAATGCCGGAATTAACAAAAAACGAAAACGGTACAGCGCCTTTGTAAACTATTGAATGATATAATCTTTTAAAAATATTCATAAAACTTATAAACTAATTATCCGCGGGACTACTTCTTTTCGCTCATAATATGTGAAACATAGTGCGTCCCAGAAGTCCGGACTTGGCACTCCCCGGGCCAGGAGATCATCCTTTGATTCCATCTGAATCTTGCCGTCGCCACCACTGGCTATCTTCCACTTGATCTCATCCACCTCGGCAAATTCAGAGCCGTAAACTTTACCATCCTGCTCTGTAAGCATTTTCTTGGCCTTGAAATTCGCTTCGGCTTTAATGTTGACGTATAAGTTCTTGCCATCATCACTGGGCTTGTCATTTGCCCGACAGGCATTAACAAAAATTCCATCCTCCTCCAGCCTGTCAACCACACCGGCACCAACTCCCACTACATCTACAAATACATCAAAGTAATCAATTTTTTCCTCTTTACAGATCAGCTTTATCTCATCCACGATCTTCATCGTGTTTTTAGTCTTCATTTTGCGTTTAATATACGCCCGCGGTTTTCCTGTCTTCTCTTCCCTGCCTCTGACAACAAATACGGTCCAGTTGCCGCCTCTGGCAACATCTACGCCTAATTTCTCGCCTGATTTTTTAAGTTTCGGCTTACATGCGCAAAACATCTCTTCCTGTTCTTTAGATGTCATCAACTTCCTATATCCACGTGAATCAACATCATCCTCGTCCGGAAATAAGCATTTGTAAAGGATACTGGCCAGTGGCAACTTTAAAGCCTTATTTAAAAATTCTTTGGTGTACCGGCCTTCTTTTAACGCCTGATAACAGTCTATATAAATTTTGAAATAATCTTTGTCTTTCCATGTTTTTAAAAAATGATTATTGTGAAACGGATTGCCGATTTTGATATAACAGGACTGCTTGCGTTCATCTCCTACTTTTTGCTTACCGGCTACCATCCTGAATATTGTGGCTTCTATTTCATCAGGAATTAACGCGCTTTCATCCTGAATCACAATCCGGCCACCCTCTCCCATAACTGCTTTTACACCTGACACCACGCTTCTGGCTTCAACACTTAAAGCAAATAACCCTCCGCCATTTCGTAAAACAATCCTGTCCTTGCTTGCCTCCTGCCTGAGCATATCGATTTTGTCCTTTTTCTCTAAGAGCGAACTAAACATCGGGCTGTCACCAATATGCTCAATGTAATAACGCATTATTTTTTTAGCCTGTTCTTTTTTTGGCGCTACTACCGGAATCAGTTCCCCCTGAATACAGCTCACGATAATGCAGGCCAAAGCCACAATCAAACTCTTTCCGTACTGCGTGCAGGCTATGATTTGAATGTACTCAAAATGCCGAAATACGATTGCCCAGAAAATTACCAATTGCCCCTCGGTTACCACCTCGCTTGCCCTATATCCTTCTATGTCGAAATGAGCAAGCAGAGATAGGCATACTTCACGTTCTTCCTGGGGTATTTTTGGTAACTTTACTTTTAACATCTCCTTTTACTTTTAGCTTTTTTATCAGGTCGTTGTAATCACTCCTGATTTCTTCCAGCTCGCGCGAATCATTAACGTCAACTTCGCTTTTGGGCTTGTACTTCGGATGATTGCACTTCAAGTAAAAGATAATAGCGGTAATATCATCATTGGCAACTTTCTTCATTAATTTGCTTTCAACATAACTTCTCTGATCCCATTCAACCTCATCAACCTGCTGGGCGAATTCATCGTCAGCCTTAAGCCACCGGTAAAAAGTCTTGGGCGTAATACCAACTCTTCTGCAGGCGATCGTAACTATCCCTTTATTCTTTTCCAGCTCATCTAAAATCAACTTTTTATTCTTTTTGGTGCGGGCAACCACCTTCGGTTTGGCTTCCCGGGATTTTTCCTTTTTTATAGTGTGACATTTGTGACATTTACTCATACAACTTTATTCGCATGTCCCGCATTCGTAGCGCGGGTTCGCGAAGCGAATAACTATTAATTTGGGTAACTTTTCTGCCAAATCGCGATTTTTTTACAATAATTTTCCAGTCTGACTTTATTCCTGAATAATCGGTAGTTTTTACACTTCTTTTTCATGCAATAGTTGAATACTTTTCCGGTCTTAATTTCCTCCCCTTTTCTGATGCAGTAAAAAATCATAATTTCTTGGTTTTTTTAGATGTATGCTCCTCCCAGCGTTTAATGATGACATCAACATATTTCGGGTCCAGTTCCATGCTGTAGCATTTCCTCTCCATTTGTTCGCAGGCCATAAGCGTTGACCCGGATCCGCCAAAAAGGTCAATCACGATATCACCCCGCTCGCTGTTCTTTTTTAACGCCCGCTCCGGCAAACGCAAAGGTTTTTGTGTAGGATGAAGATAATTCTGCGTAACATCCCTTCTTTCGTACCAGACATCCATTAATTCGCTGAAATCATCATAGTCAAGATGGAATACATCTTTTAAATTATTTATTTTCTTATTTTTAAAATGGCTCTTTTTCTTTTTCCAGCCGACCATGCACGGTTCATACTGCCGGTGATAATCCTGTCCGCGCGAGAATACCATTGAATTTTTAAGCCAGATAATAATTTGGCTCATGTGCCAGCCTCCCAGCTCAAATGCTTCCCGGTTAATCCAGTTATTCTTATTGGCAAACCACCAGTAAATCGTTACGTCATCGGTCGTATAATCAAACAAATTTTTTAAAATATCAATATAAAATTCAAGGCACTCTTTATCGGTTTTTTTGTCATTAAATATTTTCCCGCCGCTTCCTCCGTATTTCTTTGAATCATAATCAAGTCCACCCGGGGATTTATAGTCGACATTATATGGCGGATCAGTAAATATCATTCTCCCCTTTTTGCCTCCCATTAATTTCTCAACGTCTTCTGCTTTAGCTGAATCACCGCACATCAGACGATGCTCTCCCAGCTCGTAAACATCTCCCAATTTTGCTTTTGGTTTTTTGATTTTTTTGTATTCCTCCTCGGCATCAAATTCGTCCTCTTCAATCTCGACAATCAAATCTTTATCAAAACCAGTTAATTCCAAAATATCCTCATCCAGTTCTTTCAATTCTTCAATCACCAACTCCATCTCCCAATCGCTCTCGTTGAGCTTATTATCTGCCAATCGATAAGCCTTAGCCTTTTTGGGCGGGAGATTGACGGTAATGCAAGGCACGACTTTTAATTTAAGCATTTTGGCGGCTTCAAATCTCCCATGCCCAACGATGATCACTTTTTTCTTGTCTAGTACTAAAGGCTGGTTAAAACCGAACTCTTTAATGCTGTCCGCAATCTGCCTGATCTGTTTTTGCGGATGCTTTTTAGCATTCTTAGGATATGGTTTAATTTCTTCGATTTTTATTTCCTCCTTTTTTGCCATGGTTTTCTGTGTTAATGATATAAATATCTTTAATCGCTTTTTTATTGAATTTGCCGGACTTAAGAATTTTGCTATAGGCTTTTTTCAGCTTACTGATAATCTCTTCAATTTTTTTCTTATACTCTTTGATATCTTCAAAGTTACCCACTTTCATGCCCTGTAGACTTCGGAGCATCGGATCTTTTGGCACTTTAATATGCCGGTTAATATTTGCTCTTTCGCCTTTGCCGTCCTGATAGCGGATAAATACCGGCAAAGCGCCAACAATGAAAAATTGCGGTTCTTTGGTTAAAATACCACTCTTAGTCTGAAAGCTGTGGTTAAAATCAATTTTCAGATAAAGATTGTTTTGAATTTTAGTTTTTAAATTATTCATATGGTCGGTCTTTGTTCGGTCTAAAAAAATTTTTTAAAGCCTGCCTCCTTGGCTAGCCCCATGGCACAAGCCCCTTTGTTTTTGGCGGTAGTGCTTTCTCCTACGTCAATTAATATCTCAATAGTTTTTTGAAAGCCGATTTGCTTTATAACTTTGAGCCAGACTTTTAAATTCTTGTGATCATTAATTTTCTCCAGCTGATATTCTAATTGTCCTCTTTGGTTGTCTGACAGCGAGTTATCCACATTTTGAAAATCAACGTTAACGTTTGATTTAATACTATGATTATTAGTATTATGATTGTGTTCGGTTTGCCGAACGGTTGAGGGGGGGTGCCGTTCGTTTTGGCGAACAGAACTGTTCGTTTTAACGAACGGTGGGGACAAGTCGTTCGATTTAACGAACAGTTCGTCCACCTTGCCAGTCATTTTGATATACAGCTTATTGCCTTCCCGCCAGGTCAGAATATACCCGGCTTCAGCAATCTTTTTTACTCTTTCTGATACCCGGCTTTTGGCTTTTATTCTGAGTAGTGGCATCTCTTCCAAGAGATAGTTGAAATTGACCCAGGTAAAGCCGTTTTTGCGGTGTTTTTCCACCTTTTCACTCCTTGATGAACAGAGATAATATAAATAATCGAGAATGGCGCCATCAATTATGTCGAGATCCGTTTTGGCCAGTATAATTTGATTGATGTTGATGTTATACTTCATCTTTTTGCATGGGGCTTGTTACGGCCTTATAGCACGGAACAAAATCTATTCCGCCCTACAAGGCCGTAAAGGCCTTGTCCTTAGAACAAAATAAATGTCCTAAGAGTATGTTTTTTATTATCTTTGGCTTTAAGGATCGCTTCAATTTCTGCTATGCGATGACTGTCCCTCTCATTCTCTCTTTTTACGATATTCCGAAATTCTCCCAATAAATAATTACGTGATTGTATTCTTGATTTAAGCCTGATTTTCTCCGAGATGAGTCCCGGGACAGACATGTTACTTAGCAT